TTACGTTATTTTCTTGCATGTGCTTTTCTTTAGCAGCATCAAAGTCTCCTTTATATAGTTGATCTACTATTTTACGACCAAGCTGTTCTAATTGATCTTGATTAAGTGAATGTGCTTTTCCAAATCCTTTTAAATAGTTAGCACCTATAGTTCCATAGTCAGCAGGATCAATTACGTCATCTACTGATGTAGCAACTTTTTCTTGCATATAGTCACCAGGCATTTCATAATTTACTGATAGGTACTCTTCGAAGTTATCTAAAGCATCTTGAGGATCTTGTTCATCTTTTGATTCAGGGTGAGTTCTAAAGAAGTCTCCTATAATTTCATCATCAATTAAACTCTTACCTGTTTTAGGGTTTGTATAGTGTTTAATGATAAAATCTGCAATTGATTCTTCTTGGTTACTTTCATTTGTTGTTTCATCTACCATTACAAGACCTATATCTTTATAATGAATTTCATGCTCTCCTCCGTCTTGATCTACTGCATGTACAGAGTCATCATGCCACATTGCAGCATTATCATCATTATTAGAGTTAGGATTGTACACTATATATTCTCTTCCATCTCCAGTTTGAATACGTGCATCGTCTGCATTACCTAATCTTTTTAATAGTTTTTCTTTGGTATAATTTTCTTTTAAATCAGCCTTCTTCATATCGTTAAAGGTGTCTTTATCTTTCGCTCCAGGCTTAGTTTCTTTCATCTTATCGTTTTTATCTACTTTAGATGATTCCTGAGCCAATAGGTTATAGTAATGTAAAGGATCTTTGGTTAAGTTTTTTAAAGCTTTATCTTTTGCTTTTGCTTGTGCTTCTCCGTCTGAGCAAGTAACAGGATCATGTCCCATAGCTGTTAATTCGATGTCTAAAGCTCTTCTAAGAGAATCATCTGATACTGTGTCAGGGTTCATCTTTTCAAGAGTAGATTCAGAAAGAACGCCTCTATTTTTAAGGATAGCTATTGAGTCGTGATATCCATTAAATTGGTTAATATGCTGAGGAAATGCTAATCGCATTTGTCTTACGAACTCTCCTTCGGACATTTGTCCTTCGTTTACAGCTCTGTACTTTTCTGTTGCAGTTACTTTTCTCATTTTATTTCTTTATATCCTTGTTTTTTTAATGTCTTTTTAGCCTTTGTAGCTTTACCTAGAAAATTAGGTGTAGCGTAAGTAGCTCCAGTACCAGCTGTGAATGATGCTGATCCTCCAGTTACGTTAGCTTCATCTAACTCTTGTATTACTTCTCTAACTAAAGATACTAGGTCTGCTCTTTTCATTACAGGCTTTTCAATTCTTGTACTAAGTCGTAATATTGTAATAAGTTAATTAGATGAGTATCTGATATCTTCTCTTTATTTGTAAGAGGTTTAATAGACTTAGTTATCTCTTCTAATTTTATTAACACTACCTTATCCTTTACTTTGCTTGTAGATTTTTTTACTTCTTTAATTATTAATTCTAACTCTTCATTTACTATAGTACGTAGTTTAGTTGTAGAATTAACAGAAGTAATAAACTCTCTCAAGATTCTTTTTTGTTCCGGGAGTAGGTCTTTATATTTATCGTTAAATTTTTCAAGTAATATTTTAAATGCTAATAGCTTTAAGTCTTTATCGTACTTAGAGTATTCTTCTATTAAAGTATCTTTAACGTCTGTGTTGTTTTGTTTCTTAGTAGTTAAATGCTCTAATAAAGTTGATTTAAAATTAATCAATAAATTAGGATCTACTAAGTCATTATTATTCTGAGCTTCTAATAAACAGTATAGTGAAGCTAATGCTTTATAATCTGTTGATTGAATATTGAAAAATTCATCACTCTTATATGCTTCTTTAATATCAGATATTAATGCGTATTTTTGAGCTTTAAGAATCTTTTGATCAAACTTTCTAGATATCTCAGTAATAGTTGATAGTATAGATTCAGCTTTATTCTGTCCTACGCCTTTATTCTTAAGTATAAATTCATATAATTTAAACTCTTTTACAAGTACTGTTTTACCAGTGAAGTGCTTTCTAAGTATAGCTAAAGCTGGAGAATCTTTTTTAGATAGAGTATCCGCAGCGATTTGCTTAACTAGCAATTCAAAGATAAGACCTGTATTTCGAAATTTTGAGTGTTTTACTTTCATTCTACACGTTTACTATTATAAATATGGGTTAATTACCTAAATCTTTGATGTTGCCTTCTTTTAACATTTCTGACTCCTTTTCCTCTACAGCATCAAATACTATATTTTTTAACATATCTTTATTTTTATAATAAACTGATTTAGTAGAAACATTTTCCATTACATTATCATTGTCGGATGGATAACCACCTTTCATACCATGCTGCCCTAGAGGATCTCTTCCTCCAAGTGCATCATTAGTGCCGTATACAGAAGCTTTTTCTATTGGTCTTCCGCCTTCAGGACCAGGCTGACCCCACTCAGGTTCAGTCTCTGAATATCCTTTTGGTACATCGTCAGCTGATCCTCCTTTAGGAGTTGCAACTGATCTTCTACCGTACATAGAAGCTAGATCATGAGGAGTACCGTAAGTAGTTCCAGATTTAGCAGGATCGTTACCTTCCGCTTCGATTTGAGCTAACCTAAACTTACGTTTAGTATCCTCTCTAACTAAATCTCTCATTTCCATATAAGAGTCTTCAGACATATCGAATATATTCTCATAAATATAGTCTGATGAGAATAGTTGACTATCTTTCATTTGAGCAGCTAAATCTACTTTTTCTTTTAATAGAGCTACTTTTTCTTGTTCAAATATAATAGAAGGGGTAGATAATTTAACTTCAAAGTTAGTTAACGACTCACCTGTAAATCCTTGAGTATATAAATGTACTAAGGCTATCTTTGTTAATTCTGATTCTAATATCTTTTGTATTCTTTCTACAGTTCTAGCAAATCTAATATCTTCAGCTGCTAAAGTAGCTTTACCGGATAAGTCTCCTTCGTACCCAAAGTATGCTTTAGGGATCTTTAAAGCTGCAAATAATTTAGCTTGTAGATATTGTACATCGTTAGTACCGTCATACTCTAGTCCTTTTGTTGTATCTATTTTAGTAGATGTATCTCCTCCACGAACAGGTAGATAGAAATCTTCCATCATATTCTGCATGTTAAACTTCAAGTTATATTGACCAGTTTGGGGATCAACATAAGGAGTCTTTTTCATAGTGTTGATAGTCTTTTGCATGAACTGATCAACTTCATTAGGAGGAATTGAACCTACATTAATATAGAACATTCTCTTCTCTGGAGCTCTCATTATTCTATGTATCAACATAGCATCCTCCATTAAGTTAACTTGCTTATATATCTTTCTAGCTGGTTCTAAGTAAGAACGTCCGTAAGGTAGGTATGATGTATCTGATAGTAATCTAAAATGAGCCATCTCATAATTATCAAATACTATTGTTTTGTCAGTAGGTCTTTTTCTGTAGTTTGGGTCTGCTGATGCTGCTATTCCATCTAATTCTAATTGGAATTCTACTTTAGCTGGGTTTTCAGGATCGTTACCTTCATGTCTTATGATATGGTACACTGTATAAGGTAAGACGTTATATACTCCGAATTTTTCTGCTATCTCTAATTTAAGGAAGAAGTCACCATACTTTAACATATTACGTGTCCAAGACCATAGATTAAATTCTATATTTAAAACATCATAAAATAAGTTATAAAGAACTCTTTGTATATTTTCATCTGATGATTTTATAGATACTACCTCTCCTTGGTCGTTCTTAATAGTAGCTTCATCAGCTATAATGTCTAATGCTGAAGCTATAATAGGATCTGTGTCCATTGCCTCATAATCAGCATATAATTGTATTCTAAGAGTCTGGTAGTTTAGATTAGGATTATATATATTCCTATTATTATTCATATACAGTCTACTAAATCGATCAACTAATGAATTAGTTTCATATCGACCTGTTTGCTGTATAGAATTAGTGTCGGCGATCTTTAACTCGTCTCCTCCAATATTACGTATAATTACGTCATTTGAAAAGAGCCTCCTTAATCTACCAAAAAGTGATGTATCCGCCATTACGGTATTATTTTAATTATAAATAGTTCTATTTTAAAAGCCAAGAGATATCTTCTGTTCCTCCAGGTGTTTCTATAAGATAAGGATTATTTTGCTGATTACCAACATTTTTTATGACTGCTTTATTTCTAGCATTCATATTATTAAATGATGATAATTGAGCTCTTGCTAAATCTATACCTTGTTGTCTTAGTTTTAATGCTGTATCTCTTACATAAAGTGCAGTTGCACAAGCTATAAGTAAATCATCATTATATCTAACTTGGGCTTGAGGTTTACCGTTCTTCCAAACAAATACTCTCATCTCAGCCATTAACCTTTTTGACTGAATAGTGACTGAGTGTTCTCTGATGTATTCTATCATCTTTGCTATTACTAGCGGTCTAGTACGTGCAGACATAGTGAAGCCAGGTACTAGCTTATCTCTCTCGTACTTGTTCATATATGATTCAACTGATTCTACTTGAGTTGTAGAACTATAGTATATGTTATTATACTCTCTTGTTATAGCTTGTTCTATTGTAGCCCAGCCTATATTAGCGTTTTCAACTACTAATAAAGCATTATTATATTCTGTTGCTAAACCAACTAAGAAGTTACCGTAATCTTTAGGAGATAATTTACCTTTATATTCAGCTACTTGAGTAGCACTTTCAATATCAAAAACATGACATGCGGAATAATCAGCAGAATCACCTCTCGCTACGTCTGCTACGACCATATAGGATTTAGTATAATCAACTCCTTCCCATATCCATAAATTACCATCTATACCTCTTCTTTCAAGAGGATCTTTTTGATATGTTTCTTCATAGAAAGCCATATCTTCTGGTTCAAAGACTGTATCTCCAGAGGCAAGGAAATCACAATCACACTCTTGACCTGCCATTCTAGGACCTAAGTCTCTATCTTGCATATCTCTCCATGTTTGATTTCGTTCAGGATGAACTGTCCAAGGTAATCTAACTGGTATAAATGAATTCTCTCCTGTTTCTGCTTTTTCCCAAGTTTGATGAAACCAGTTACCAATTCCGTTAGGTGTTGATAATGCCATACACTGTCCACCGGTAGCTAGTGTTTGTTGTGCTGCTGCAAACGTTTCGTCAATGTTATCAATAAAGGCGGCCTCGTCAATAAGAAGTAAGGATACTGCTTCGGATCTTGCTGCATCCGCATTAGATGATTTAGCTTGAACTTTAGATCCATTTTTTAGTCTTAAGGATAGTTTGTTTTTTTCTACTGATGGTAGTTTTAACCATCTTGGTAATTCATCGTACATAAAGATTACCTTTGTTACAAGGTTTCTAGCTGTTGCTTGTGTAGTTGCTAATGCTAAAACGTTTTTATCTTTATGAAAT